AGGTATGAATCGGAAGCCGGACACATCGTTGAGTATGACGACACTCCCGGCGCGGAAAGAATGCATTGGTATCATTGTGCCGGAACCTTCACCGAGATTCACCCGAAAGGCAGCGAGGTACACAAGGTGGTCGGGAACGCATGGGACATCACCTTGAACGACAAGATGATTCTTGTTCAGGGGAACGCATCGTTCAACTCGGGCAAGACGCTGAAAATAAGGATGGGGAAGGACTTGGACATTGAGGTGGGTGGAGATGCCAAGATGATGATAAAGGGAAACCTCACGACGGATGTGGGTGGCAACTTCCTGCATAAGGTCAAGGGAACATACACGGCAGTAAGCGAAGGACCGATGCTTCTCATGGCTCCGAGAATCGACTTAAACCCGGCAGGAGAGCAGCCGTCTGTGGTTGACACTTTGCTTGAGAAGGCAAGAGGTTTCATCAACGGATTGATTTCGGCGATGACACCACCCGACACGACAGTTCAGGAACCGCTACCGGAAGAACCGCAGGTGGAGAGTACCCTTTCAACTGTCACAGTCAAGAATGGAGTCGCGACTCTTGAATCTTCCCAGAACATGACTGAGAAACAGAAACAAGAAGCAATCCGGCAGGCGAAAGAGCAAATCAGCAAGACCGAAAGAGCAAGTTCCTTGTTCACAAAGACAGGCAGAAAGGCACAACTCAACACGATATCTTCTCTTGTATATACGGATATGTCCGACGAAGAAATAATTGAAACGGTGAACTCAGTAGATGGAATTGAGAACATGAGCAGAACCGAGCAGATAGATGCCACCAAGAGATATGCTAAGAGCAAAGGATACATCTGATAGGAGGATCATATGGTAGCCAAGCAATCAGACTATGTTTTTGTTTCTTCCACCGATGACCTACAGGATTATCAAAGCAGGGATGTCGGATTCGTTCCGAAGGCTCCGAATCTTCCCAACGGAACGGAAGATGTCAGCATCCGTGGAGCGGTTCCCGTCCCGGCAGCAAGCGATTTCAGCGAGTCCAAGAAAAGCCTGAACGAGATTGTGGCACAGAAGGGCGAGTTGGCACAGGTTCCCAACATTGACCTTTGCGGTTTCCTTCCCAAGGTGCCGAACATTGATTTGCCGAATCTCGCACTTCCGGGTTTGCCCAGTCTTGGTGACATCATGGCGGGCATAAATGGAATCACTCTGGGCGGAGTCTCGTTGATATCAGGTGCATTGGAAGGCGTTCTCGGCAAGTTGGGTGACTTGAACACGGGCATAGGCTCCGCCGTCCAAGCCAACATACCCAACATCTCCTGCGGTGCACCGATAGCACAGACCATTCCACAAGCCGTTCCGCCAATCGGTGCTGCATTGCAACCGCCGAGCGTTCCTGTAGTCCCATCCGCCGCCGCCGTTCCTTCCGTGGACTACGGCGTGACCCCGGAGATTACAGTAGAAACCACAAGCCTCACGGTCAACAGCATTGATGACGAGTTGGATGCCGGTGAGTTCACATGACGGTTCCGATGGTGGGTCAAAACCCGATAGAGTTCTACTACCCGGACGGATTCGGGGAGTTGAACATCTACTCCACCACAATCACGGATGTCAATGACCCCGTTTGCTTTGATTGGGTGAACGGACCGAACCTCAACTACAGGTATGCCTCGGCGGGTGCTCCCACGCCGATATACGAGAACACGCAGATGAGTTCTTCCAGAACCGACTGCAAGAGTCCTCGGCTGGCGGTAAAGGCGGTGTACAGGAGCGTCCTCTCGCCCGCGAGCGGGGGCGCGGGCGGGTTCGCGGGCACGCGCACGGTCACGCCCCTGTGTGTGGGAGGCATGATAAAGTATGCTTACATCTCGGGCAAGTTACCGGATACCCTTACCTTCAACATAGACACGGGTGTGTTCACCGGATGTCTGCCTGAACTTGACACCTTTCTTGGGAAGGAAGAACTCGGTTCGGAGATGCGAACCCCGAGAGCGATGTCGCCGGAAGATGTTGCCGTCGAGGAAACATACGGTTTTGATTTTGGTGAGCAGGGGGAGAGGAAGTATGACGAGACGAACTACGCAAGCGGCGGTTCGGCGGCGTTGTACAGCGGCAACTTTCCCTCCGGCGTGAGCATTCCGTTCATCGTCAGGGCATTTGATTCCACCGCTCCGACCGAAAAATACATTGACGGTTCCTTCAGCATAACGGTGTTCAACAACTGGTCTTCTGACCGTGATTCTCTCATCCTAAATATCAGGAATCAGATGTACTTGGATGGAAAGCCCGTGACCAATTTTGACTACCTGAAGGGCAGGAAATCACAAGGATACTTTGATGATTGTTGTGGATGTCCATGCGAGGAATAGATGCCAGCGGCACACAGAAACACAGACATATGCACGGGACATGGTTGCTACCCGCCAAGAAAGAATCTTGACGGGTCCAAGAATGTCTTCGTCAACAGTCTTGGTTGGCACTTGAAAGGCGGAAGTTGGGCATCGCATTGTTGTGGCGACGAATGTCACGCCACAAAAACAGCGGAAGGTTCGTCTACTGTTTTCGTCAACAGCATACCTGTTGCCCGGATAGGAGACCCTTTGGACTGTGGTTCGGCATGTGGAAAGGGAAGTCCTAATGTATTCGCGGGAGGTTGACGAATGGCTGAAACGGTTTCACTTGATACATGGTTCAACATAGGGATGGGGGTAGCCGGAATCATCGCCGGGTTCCTTGCCTCTATGGGATGGTTCAAGAGCAGGACGAAGGCGGAAGAAAAGAAGGAGATTGAGGAAGCCTCAATCACTAAATCCGACTACCAGACCCGGCACACGAACATCCATGACCTGTTGACCACGCTCCGGGTAGAGAGCGGTGCATCAAGAGCCAAAATCGGACACTTCCATAACGGAGGCAAGTTCCTTGACGGCAGTCCAATGAAGAAGTTCAGCGTCACACACGAATCCTGCATGCGTGGTGCGCCCTACGACGGGCAGCAGTTGCAGAACATCCATGTCACCATCTTCTGGGACATGGTTGAGAGGATGCGGGAAAACGACGGGGTGCTGCACCAGACCGAACAGACCAGAGACGGTTTTTTCAGGTCATACAACAAGTCCAACGACATCATAGCATACTCCGTGCTTCCCATCACGAAGCAGGACTTGTACATCGGATTCATCCTGTTGGAGTGGACCAACGACCAGATTCCCCCATACACAGACCCGAGTTTCATCGCACAGTTCAAGCAGTCCAGAGATTACATCGAACTTGAGTTGGCATTGAGGTGATTCATGGCTAAGTTTCTTGACTTGGACATCAACTTTGACAGGAATCCGATAACGGGTGATGTGGCTGTCCGAAAGGACGAGGAAGCGGTCAAGAGAGCCTTGCGGAACCTTGTTCTTTACAGCACGAACGATAAGCCGTTTCACCCCGAGATAAGTTGCGGGATAACCGATTTGTTGTTTGACAATCCTGACCCATTGACAATCAACAGCATCAAGAACAAGTTGAAGTACATCATTGAAAAGTATGAGCCGCGAGTCAAGACCGCTGATGTTGCGATTGCTCATGTCGTGGATACGGGCACTTTGAGAGTAAACATCAACTTTACGATAACGAATGTAAATAAGGTATTCACCACGACGGTCAATCTGGAGCGATTGAGATGAAAAATACATCAAACAAGCCAATCAGTTCGTTGGACTTTGACGAAATTAAGAGCAACCTCAAGGAGTTCCTGCGAGGACAGACGCAGTTCAAGGATTACGACTTTGAGGGTTCCTCCATGTCAATTATCCTTGACCTTCTCGCATACAACACGCACTACCAGGCATTCTATGCGAACATGGCGGCAAATGAGTCTTTCTTGGATTCCGCAGTCATTCGCAGTTCGGTCGTTTCTCTCGCCAAGCACCTTGACTATACACCAAGATCCAAGAAAGCAGCATCTCTCGTCGTGGACATCTATTATGATTCTACGGTAACAGATGAGGTTTTCAAGGGCACTCTTTTTCTGGAAGCGGGAACTCTTTTCCGCGGTGTTGACGAGAACGGAAAGTCAATCAACTTCGTCAACCTTGAGTCAAAGAAGGTGGAACGGGTCAATGGGCAGAATGTAGCCAGGAGCGTGACTTTGAGTCAGGGCGTGCTGGCACAGAGCAGTTTCGTTGCAAATGTGCAGGAAGGCAACAAGCCCGTATTCATCATTCCTGACAAGAACATTGATATTGATACCATCGTGGGAAGAGTTTCCCGGTCCACCACCGACAGTTTCGGTTCGGGTCTGTTGTGGAAAAGGGCTAGAGACATCACGAAGATTGACGGTACGAGTCCAATTTTCTTTGTCCAGCAAGGAAGGGATTCCTTCTGGGAGATTTACTTCGGAGACGGCATACTTGGCAAGGCTTTGGAAAACGGTAATGTTGTAACCTTCACATACCTTCGTACATCGGGGTCCGCTGGCAACAATGTGGGCTACGACGACACGGTGACATCCAGAGCGATACGGGTTGTTTCTGGAACAAGTACCGACTCAATTTCGGACATTGTGGTGCAGACAGATGATGATGGAAATCCACAACCATCTTTTGGTGGGAGAGAAGAAGAAGATATTCAATCCATCAAGTACTATGCTCCAAGGTCATATCAGGCACAGGAAAGAGCCGTGACCGCAAACGATTATCTCGCCATCCTCGGTCGCGAGTACTCAGATCGTGCCGACTCGTTCTTCATTTGGGGCGGTGAGGAAAGCGACCCTCCGCAGTATGGGAAAGTTTTCATCAGCATCAAACCGAAAATTGGAAATAGATTGTCCCTTCAGGAAAAGCAAGCGATTGAGAGGACAATCTTGCAAGGAAGAAACTTGGTCACGATTACGCCAGAGGTGGTTGATCCGGATGTCATTTCAATTCAGCCAAATGTGCTGTTCTACTACGACGAGGCAAGAACCACTCTTTCTTCTAGCACAATTGAGGGAAGGATCGCGGACTTCATACTGGCGTATACCGCCGAACAACTTGGTCGCTTTGCCAGAAACTTCAGGATGTCCAGTCTCACTTCCGCAATCAACGCATCCTCTCCCGCATCCATTTCCTCATCCATGACCATCTTGATATCAAAGGAACTGGAACTCAATCTCGGGAATGTATTCACATACAAGGTTTCCTTTGACAATCCTCTCTATCACCCATTAGACGGCTACACCCCAATCCTATCCAGTGAAGTATTCGGACACAAGGATACCACTTCCACAAGCCTTGTTCAGCCGAATGTGGATGCTTTCCTTGAGGATGATGGTTTCGGCAATATCCGCATCTTCAAGTTGGTCGGCTCCAGAAAGGTAAATCTTGTTCTCAAGGCAGGAACGATTAACTACGAAACGGGTGCCATAGTTCTTTCAAACTTCAGACCAGAGTATCTGGCAGAGGGAGAGACATCCTTGAAGTTGACGGTCCAGCCGAAAAACCCCGACATCCTCGCCAGGAGAAATCAGGTGCTTCAGTTGGTTGACCCGATAGTAACTGCGGTTCCGGAGAGAGTGACCATAGATAACAATACGAGCGATTCGGCTTTCCCTGCATGACTTGGAGATTTAGATGGGGATTCAAGAGGACAGAAATCTCGCGGGTCGCATACAGGAGAGGTTGCCGCAGTTCGTGCAGGTTGACCATCCTACTCTTGTGGCATTCCTTTCGGCATACTACGAGTGGCTTGACTTGCGAAGAAATTCGGGACTCATCATGTCGCCGATGGAGTTGGGGGATGTTTCCGACATTGACCGGACGATGGACCAGTTCGTTGAGCAGTTCAAGAAGGAATACCTCTTCCAGTTTCCAGACACGCTCGCAGTCAGCAAACAAACGGGATTGCCGGTTGACACCCCTTTGCTCCTGAAGAACATAAAGCAGTTCTACAAGGCAAAGGGAACAGAGAAGTCCTACGAATTCCTCTTTCGCATTTTCTACGATACGACGGTTGAGTTCTACTATCCGAAAACAGACATCTTGAGACTGTCCAGCGGAAGGTGGGTGCAGAACAACTACCTTCGCGTATCAAACTCCCTCGGAGATGACATCTACAAGGCGGCAGGAAATGTAATTGTTCAGAGAGATGCTAAGGGCAAGGTTCTTGCCACCGCCAAGGTTATTGATGTCAGCGTCTATCAAAAAGGCAACTTCACCGTAGGGGAACTCCTCATAACGGCAAGAAACGGTACATTCAGGACAGGAACTTTCGGTTTAGAGTTTACGGATGGAACCGCCAAGTACAAGGAAGTCAAGATATACAGCGTGGTGTCTTCAATCACGATAAGCAATGGCGGTTCTGACTATAAAGTTGGCGACAAGGTGGTGTTTACCCCCGCCGTGGGAGATTCTGGTCAGAGAGCGACGGCTACCGTATCGGAGGTGACTTCCACCGGAGAGATACGGACAATCAAGATAGAGGACTTCGGCATCAACTACGAGGTCGCTCCGAGCATCACCATTGATTCACAGACAGGAAGCGGATTTTCCGGTTCCGTTACGGTGGGTTCCATCTGCTCGTCCGCCGGATTCTATGCCAACAGTGACGGAAAGTTAAGCAGCGACAAGGTATTGCAGGACAATCACTACTACCAGAACTGGTCATATGTCCTGAAGTCCGAGGTGGTGATAGACCGATACCGAGAACTGATTCGGAAGTTGGTGCACCCGGTCGGCACGGCTATGTTCGGCACGGTGCAGGTCAAGAGATGTCTCCGGGAAGACATTGATAACGCCACCGCAATCGCAACATATGAGATTCCTTTCATCGGAAACTATGTTCCGTACACCTTCTATACATTTGACAATCTTGAGGATTGGTTTGTTTCTGGCGGAGTTACGGCTGGATACAATCCTCTCGTTCACGATGATTTGATTCGGGGCATATCTCTTGGTAAATACAACAGAGGAAACCCAATATCCAATCGTGTCGGTTTTGCGGCTGCTTCGGATGTGTTGGTTGACCCCGACATAACCGGAATGACTGGTCCTGCCTATACCGACCCACCGAGCGGAGACTCATTCTGGTTTGTTTACAGGCATCCAAACAGAAAACTCTACGGCGACCACCTGATCAAGGTGTGGTCGGACCAGGTTGAAGATTTCATAACATGGCAGGAATGGCTCTTGCCGAGAGTGAACGGGAATGAGCAGATTGTTGCATCATGGATAGATGAAGCCAGGCAATTGGAAAAGAATCCCGCCAGTTGTTGTGTAGGACAAGATGGTGCGGTATTTCCGAATCAGGGGGGTTCATCAATGCGTGTCCACTGGAGGACGCACGACTCCTACAAGTATGCATTGGTTTCCTACGATACCTCAAGTGATTTTAGAAAGATTCGCACAGGCTCGTTCTTCAACATGCCCAGAGGAGAAGAGTTTGACTGTAGGAGCGAGAATTTGGCAAGACCAACTCTTCCAAGCGTTCGGGTGGATAGTCCTCTGGAGGGACAAGTCATTACGGTTTCACCCGACCCGCAAGCCAGAAGAGAAGATTGGCAATTCTATCGGCTGCTGGACATTAACTATCTGGTGAACTTCATTCAGAATGCAGAATTTTACAAAGCAGATGCGGTGAAGTTCACTCTTGACGGGAAAACACAAATGTTTGCAAGTCTGGGAGGAACCGACACCGTTCAGTACAATCAGGTATCTGATGGAAGGCATATCCTTGTAGTGGAACTGGTGGACAAATACCGCCGAACCATTCCCGGAACGAGACTTCAGAGAAACTTCTTCTTCCAATTCTTGGCAATTGAAAACTTGCCCACCGTATCCGAGGGTGATTTTGGGAATGCTGGATTTGAATCTGACCCAAGACCTCCAGTCAAGACGGTGCAGGAGATAGATTTTGGTGCAAACAGACCAATTAATATCATTGACCCGGACAAGCCCGAAGCACCGACAACTGCTGTGGTGTCGTCGGGTCCGCCAAGAGGATCGCTCGGTCTGTCAGAGACATCCCCGCCTAGAAACATACCGGATGTTCCGTCGGGAGATCCGGGAAATGAAATCGCATAGTGAGGTCTAAATAGAGAGTAATGCCCTGCGACCCATTCAAGCAAAACCACAAGAGAACCACGATAGAGTCCTTGCTCAAGATGTACGAGGACTTGGACGGGGATACTGTCTTCCTGTCCATCGGAAATATAGTTCCTTGGGACAACGACAATGACCCCCCGACAGCCAACGACAGCATAAAGTCGGACACAGACTTCTGGAGAAGAGTGTTCGCCCACAAGAGAATTGACAGAAGAGATGTTTCTCTTGTTGTCAGGCGATATGATTGGGAAGCCGGAAAGACCTACACGGCATATAGGGACGATGTTGACCTCTTTGATGACTTTGAGCCAGCCCAGTTCTATGTTTTGGTTGATGAGGAGAGAGTCTACAAGTGCATTGACAACAACAACAACTCCCCGTCCCTGATTCCGCCGATTCACACGGACAGCGAGATTCGCAAATTGTCCGATGGGTATCGCTGGAAGTTCTTGTACCAGATTCCCGAATCAAAGAGAAAGTTCCTCACAAAGAGCCAGGCTGGTGCCATCGGGTACATGCCTGTTGAATATGTTGAGAATCTGCGATTGAGCGACGAGCGTTTCCTGCAATGGAACATTCAGCAGGCTGCTGTTGATGGTGAGATTGCTTTCATTCAGTTGAGTCCGGAAATCAAGCCGTTTGTGAGAACGACCAAGTGTGTCTATCCAAGTGACGAGAATATCATCGTGCTTTCCGCGAGTGCGGGCGCGACGGGCGTGTACATTTCCTCGCCTACGATGATTCCAAGACCCGGCTACTATGAAGACATGGTGTTTTCAGTGGACAGTAACTCCGGTCAAGGTCAAAGAAGAAGAATCGTGTCTTTCAATCCTACCGGTGGACCGGAGCAGGCTTTCGTCACTCTTGACGACCCCCTGTCAATCGGCTTGGCTGGAGGGGCGAATGCCAGCACCTTCTCCATAGTTCCAAACATCAAGGTAGAAGGTGACGGTTTCGCTAACAACAACCAATACAATCCCTATGCCAAGACCGCTGAAGTGTTGGTCCGGTTTGGTGCTACCGCAGAAATACAGACAGATTCGGATTGCTCCGGTTGTGACATTTCCGTACCCGAAATCCAGAGATTGGTAGATTCGTTTGAGTTGGTTGACGGAGGCAAAGACTACACATTCGCCACCACAAGTGTCGTTGCAGGTCTCATACCCCTCAAGGGAAGCCTTGACGGTCTTTCTATTCCGGTGATGTCACCTCCCGGTGGACATGGCTCCAATCCAGTCAAGGAACTCGGATGTTCTTCCTTGATGATTGTGTCAGACTTTGAGCGAGACGAGGGCGGAGACATCAGCGTTGAAAACGAGTTCCGCCAGGTGGGAATCATAAAGAATCCTCTGTTGGCAGATCCGCAGTACAGGCTGAAGTTTTACGAACCCGGTCTTGAGTTGTCTTTCACTGTAGGAGAGACGGCTGGTCAGTCCGGTTCTTCGGTTTACGGAACGGTGGAGTCTTGGTATCCCGGAGTGACCGGGTTTACCGGAACCGCAGAACTTGTCCTCCGTGGGGTTCAAGGAGGAAGTTTCAGCGTCGGTTCTTCGGTTGATGATTTCCGCATATTCTCGGCGGAGAAGAGAGAAGTTGCAGGGACCGAGGGAAGAAGCCTGTTGCGACTCAATGTCGTTCCTGCTCCCCCCTATACCGCATTCGTCGGGACAGGAGTTGATTTCAGAAGGGGTCTTTTAGCAAACGGAATTGGCGACTATGCAACTAGCATTCCCCCGAGCAGGGCTATCGGAGAAGTCTACAGATGGGAACCTACTCTTGGCTCCAATAAGTCAGGATTGCTTTATCTTGAGAATATGCAGGGAGAGTTCAAGATCGGAGAGAAGTTGAATCAACTTTCTCCGGCTACGGGCGTGTTCACCTATGGACTCAGTGGCGTTGCTAAGATAACAGAAATTGCCTCCGAGGTTCAGGGTGGAAATGCGGTGTACGATCAGACCACCACTATGGTCATTGGTTGGAACGGAACAAACTTGATGTATGATGGTTCGTTTCAAGAAGACGATTTCACCACCTTCAACTACGGGACAACCAGTTTTGCCAATGGATATGTCATGGATTGGAAGCAGGAAAGCGGAACGACGGGAACTCTTCGCATCTCCGGTACACAAGGGAAGTTCTATCAAGGAATGACAGTCAACTACAAGTCTTCCGCTGGATTGACCCATAACGGAACAGTAAGCAGCATTCTCCACACGGGAGAGTTGGTTTACAGGTCCGGAGACATCCTATACATACAGAATACCAAGCCAATCCAGCGAAGATTCGACCAAAAGGAAGAAATCAAGATAGTCATAGACTTCTGAGGATGAAAGATGCCATCATACGACTCCAATCTGTTCAATGTTGACCCCTACTACGATGACTACTCAGAGGACAAGAAGCATCTGCGCATCATGTTCCGACCGGGCTTTGGTGTTCAGGCTCGCGAACTCACGCAGTTGCAGACTCTACTTCAGAATCAGATAGAGCGTTTCGGTTCCCACATTTTTGAGGAAGGCAGCATTGTTCTTGACGGACAAATCACCACCAATCCCGTCAAGTGCATGAGAGTCACCCTCGCCGCTGGTATCTCTCACGGTGATTTTGTCGGGACTACTATCAGAAACAGCACTCTTTCTTCAGGTGCTTATGGCAGAGTGGTTCACTCCGAGGGAGAACTTTCAACGGACAACAATCCTGTCCTGTTCTTTGAGTACCTGAACGGAGGAACTGGATTTACCTCTGCCGACAGCATAGCGGCTACCGCCTCAAATTCCAGTCAAATCACGGCGCAGATTACGGGTTCGGTTCAAGATGCGATTGTAGTATCGGTTGACAAGGGTGTTCGTTTTGTTGAAGGCTATTTCGTCCTGAATGACGCACAATCAATAGGTGCATACAATTTGGTTGACGGAAAAAGAGAGTTTGCCAGTCCTACGACGAGCATCGGATTTGCGGTCAACAAGGAGTTTGTCTCTTCTCAAGACGACAACACCTTGACGGACCCGGCATTCGGATACTACAACTATGCCGCTCCTGGAGCAGATAGATTTACCATTAACATGGTTCTTTCCCAAAGAGGGTATACTGCCAACGATTATGCCGCTGTTGACAACTTCAGCCGAGAAGGTTTTGTTGAGTTCATGCGAATTGTTGATGGTGATGTGGTCAAGGTGGAGAAGTATCCTGACTATGCGGTTCTTGAGGATACCCTTGCCAGAAGGACTTACGATGAATCAGGAAACTACACGGTCGTTCCATTTGACCTGAACATCAGAGGGATTTCGGGAAATTCGACAACGGTAAAGGCGGAACTCAGTCCTGGAAAGGCTTATGTTTTCGGTTATGAATTTGAAACTCAGGGTGTATCCAAACTTAATGTGTCCAAATCTAGAACCGAGAGGTCTGTTGATACCAGGACATTCCCGACCAGCGTCGGTCCCTACACGAAAGTATTATTCTCCGGGGTGACGGGTTCGGTCGGTTCGGTGACTGATTTCGGTCTTGACCCAATTCTCATTCTCGTAACAGGTTCTTCTGGACAGGGAGATGCACAAAAGAGAATCATCGGGCAGGTCGGCAAAGCAAGAATGCGAAGGGTTGAGTCTTACAACACCGCAACAGGAGTACACAACCTTTTCCTTTATGATGTTGCAATGACCGCTGGGGCGGAGTTCAGTCAGGTTGAAAGAGTCTTCCTCTCTGGTGTCACGCATTGTGACAGGCATCTGTTCACGCTCACGGGCGGGGATGCACTCAAGGGAGTATTGCAGGACTCCGATAAGTCGTGCTTGCTCTGGGAAATTCCGGACGGGTCGGTGGCAAAGAGCATAGACTCCGTGGATTTGGCATACACATATCACGCATCACAATCCGTATCTTCTTTCCCACATGTAACCACACTTCCCATAGAAGGGAATCCGCCGACAGGATTCGGTTTTGCTCTCGGAAATGACATAAACTTCCCTAACGGGGAGATTGTTGTCTTTGACCAGGCTGGAAGAGTCATGTCCGGTACGGCAGCGACCACCGAAAACGGAATTTTGCAGATGACCATTGCAGGAAATGCCTCGCAGTCAAACAGGCTTTTCTACATGGTTTCCTATGATTTTGATGGTGCACCAGGATCATCAAACTCCCTCAAGACAAAGACCTTGCAGACACAAAGCATAACTCTCACCGGAAGTTATGGCTCTTTGACCGGGGACGAGCGAGGAAAGACCGCAAACACATTGTATCTAAATGGATTGGTTGATGTGAAGTCCGTTGCCTCGATGACGGGAAGCAAAGACGGGAGCAGCATAAGCATTCTTCCGTACTTCTCTTTTGATAATGGTCAGAGAGACGACTTCTATGACTTCTCCAGAATGACAATGAATCCGGGAGTGACCGGAATCACCGGACCGTACACCGCAACCATTGATGTATACACCCGCTCCGGTAATGGGTTCTTTGCCGTGAATTCGTATACCGGAAACGATGTATCCTCCGACTACATTCCGACCTACACCAGCAACACAACCGGAAAGACATATCGGTTGCGTGACTGCATTGACTTCAGACCCGACAGGGGAATCACAAATGGTAATGTGACGCAGTTGCAGTCAAATGTCACTTGGATTCCGACAAATACGGCGGCAAATGACAATCAGTTCACCTATACGCATTACCTCGGCAGGGTAGACAAGATTGTTCTTACTAGAGACCGAGAATTCAATCTGATTACCGGAATTCCTGCGGTCAATCCGGTTCCTCCTTCCGATGACCCGAATGCAATGACCTTGTATACCCTCGGGGTCAATCCGTTCACATTCGGACCTAATGATGTGAACATCCGTCTTGTTGAGAACAAAAGATACACTATGCGGGACATCGGAGACCTTGAGAAGAGGATTGAGGCGATTGAGTACTACACCTCGCTGAACCTGCTGGAGCAGGATGCCAAGTCCCTGTCCATCAAGGATGATGTGGGTGACGAGATGCCGAAGAGAGGCATCATCGTTGACCAGTTCAAGGGACATGTGGTTGCCGACAACACCGACAAGATGTTCGCCGCCAGCGTTGACTACGAGAACAACGAATTGCGTCCTTCGTTTACCAGCAAGAATTTCGGTTTGACGAACGGGACCGCGGTCAATCTCACTGGGTCAAGCAGCGATGCCGTATACACCATTGGCTACAGCAGCGTGAATCCAGAGATTTCAAACATCGTTTCCAGTGGCACGGTCAAGGTCAATCCTTTCGGAGTGGTGTCTTTCCTCGGCAATATGACCATCACTCCATCATCGGATGTCTGGTATGACGAGACCAAGAAGCCGAAGGTCCGGGTCAACATTGAAGGCGAGAACGACAACTGGGAGCAGAATCCGAACTACGGCTTCGGGACCAGATACAACGATTGGGAATCCATCTGGTTCGGTAAGAGCCTGAACGAACAGAAGAGCAATCGCCCCAATACCAAGTCATCCAGCGGGCTTTCTGCGAAGGTGAGCGGCGTTGCGATGAATTCCCTGAACTCACCACTCACTCCCGAATCAATCAAGAAGAAGATTCAGGAGAAGTCGGTCGTCAAGGATGTCCTTCCAATCGCAAGGGAAAAAGACATCGCCATAACCGCAAAGGGATTGAAACCCGACAGCGGATTTTATGTGTACTGTGACGATGTTCTTGTCAACGATTACTGCACAGGACAAAACAAGACGGACAGCAAGGGAGAAATCACGAACCTTGTCTTCAAGTTCAACTTTGTCAATCCCAACTTCGCCGAGCAGAATTTCACGGTGGGACGGCATGCAATCCGAATCATCGGAACAGATATATTGCCGGTGAACACAGATACGCTTATCCAGAATCCGAGCCTCTGGTCTATGTCCGCCGATGCCTTGTATGTGGTGGAAGGATACTATGACACCATTACCGAAAGCAACACTCTCTCAACGAGACTGGCAACAACCAAGAGGAAGTCTGCTAAGTCAGACAAGGTCATATCAAATCTCAACGAGATGCTTACCAGTTCCGGTGAAATCAAGGGCTATCAAGAGCCTCTTTGCCAGACATTCTATGTTGACCCGAACACCTATCCGAGCGGATTCTTCCTCGGATTTGTTGACCTGTACTTCTCGCAGAAAGATTCCTCAACGACCATTCCGGTTACGGTGGAAGTCAGACCGACTTTGGGAGGATATCCACACCCGTCCAAGGTCATGCCGTTCGGCTCTTCCACATTGTATTCTGGGTCTGTCAACACCTTGACCAGAATCGCATCGGGGAACACCGGATATACGAGATTTGCTTTCAGCACACCTGTCTACTTGCTGCCTGGTCAGGAATACTCTGTTTGCTTGAACACGAATTCGGCAAGTTATGGGGTATTCACATCTGCGGTAGGTTCCTTTGCACTAAAGGCAAACGAGAGCGACCCGAACCTGCTGGTCGCAAAGCAGCCATCTTTCCGTGCCATCTTCAAGACACAAAACGCCGGAAAGTTGACCAGAAGCGACAACGAAAGCCTCTGTATGCGTATCGGCATATGCGAATTCAGCATCGGAACCGCATCCACTTTCACGCTGACCAAGTCGGAATTGTTCCCATCGGAAACCGATGTATACAACACCATCAGACTGAATTCCTCCATAGCCCTTCCGGAAGGATGCTCGGTATCGTGTTCCATCGTGAATGTCGGAAACATTGAGCCGAACAAGAATGTGGTTCCCTCTTCCGGATACATCAATCTGTCCGGTATTTCCATACCGGTTGCATCAGCAGGAAACTTCGTTCTTTCGTTCGCCTCTTCCAACAAGTATGTCTCTCCGATCTTTGATAGAGAAAGAACCAGTGTGACACTGGTCAAGAACATCGTCAACAACAACTCAACAACCACGGTTGGTCTTGCACAATACAACGGGGAGTTGGAGCCGACGAATTCGGGTGTAACAGAAAATAACAGAGCGAAAGCCAGATACATCAGCAAGAGAGTCACTCTTGAGCCGGGTGTTGATGCAGAGAACATCACCGTCAAGATGTCTCTCAACAATCCCAAGGGAGACGCAAACACCAGTTCTTCGGTCAAGGTATTCGTCCGTGCCATGCCGGTGGGCGAAACCGACTTCAGCAAGGTGAATTACATTGAGTTGACCCCGAGCGATACATCATACTCATACTCCAAAGATGAATTCCGTGAGGTCTCTTTCACCAATATCGGGTATACAACCTTGCCGAAGTTCACCACATTCTCCATCAAGGTAGTCATGTTTGGAGACCCATACGGTGCTGTCTATCCCAAAGTCAGAAACCTACGGGTGGTGGCTACATGATTGAGAAGGCAAGAGTAAAGAATGAGAACATGGTCAGGGACATGAAAACGACAGCCCTGCTGTCCACCGACCGTGATGCGATTCGTGCCTACGAGATGAAAAAGAGGGAGAGAAATCTCCTGCATGAGCGTCTAAATAGCCTAGAAAGACAAGTGGCGGAACTGAAAGCCCTCGTCGAGGAACTAAGAAACGGTAGAATCCCATGAGTTGCACCGCAGCCGACCTGATTAACATCCAGCCGCTTACCCTATCGGATACATTCCACACCTGGTTTGATAGGACGAACGAGGTCATTGATGTATTGAGTGGCGTGAATATCCTGTCTGTTGAAGTGGGACAAACGAGCGGTCTTTACATCGAAACTGGTTGCTCTGGTGGATATTACAACGGTGTCATTACAATCGATACCAATGTCGGTGGCGGTATTGGTAACGGTGTTCCTGGATATCGTCCCAATCACATCGTGATGGATTTCTCCGACTTGATTGATGCTACCGGTGGTATCTCTGGACCCGCACCGAGTCCAGAAGATTATGTCCTTTTCAGCGATATCAGCGACCTCTCCTTGAACGCAACCACGGGAACTCCGAAGAAAATTCAAGCCAGGTACATGCTGCCCAATCAAATCGTCATGGGTGGCGATGGAACTCTTGAAATTGATGGCGATGTGACAATCGTCGGAAACTTCAACTACTCGGGAGAACTCAGTTTCATCGATGCAAATGACCTACGCATAGAAGACAAGGTTATTGAACTTGCATATGCAAGGTATACGAGTTTCATGATTGAGGGAAACTCATCTGGGGACATCAATAATCTTGCTGCCGGAGCAACTGTTTACTATAGAGATGGAGACGAAGGTGGATACACCACGGTTGACGCATCAACAATAGGATACATTCGCACGGTGGTGCAGAGAACTCCTGCCGGTCCGACAGCACAAATTCAACTACACTCTTTTGACATTGGCGGGGTCAACGATATTGAGTTGAACGGAAGGATGTGGGTCGGAACACCGGCAAGCGGGACCACATTTGATGTCATCACCACACCAGTTCCAACTGAAGACTTCTATAGTGATGACCTATTGCAGCCAGCCGGTATTGCCATCAAGGGATTGAGCGGCGACAAGACATTCCTCTGGTACAAGAACTACAATGGATTCAGCGACGGCTTCCTGACGAACAAGAATCTCGGCGTGTCGGGTGAAAGTCTTTCGGTCAACACATCGTACTTTGAGTCCGTTGGCTATCCGACACGCTCAAACATGTGGACTTTCCTTGGGGCTTCGGGTTCATCTCCGAAGATTACTCTGGCGACCGGCGAAGTCACGGGTTCCGGTGAGGAGAACTCAAGTTGGTCTTTCACCAAGAAGAACACGCCCGCACACTCCAAGAAGAACCAGATTCTGTCGCTCACTCATTATGTCGGTCCTACTGGATATGATGAAGGACAGCAGACCATAACGATTGCGGATATCATTGCCGGTCCAAGCGGAACCACATTCCCCGGCGTTCCGGTCTACGATTGGGCGAAGTTCCTCAATGTTGACCAACTTGACGGTGCTCACGGCACGACCAATCCAACGGCATGGTCAATTCCGATTGCATTGGCAGACAACAAGATTCACCCCGATTGGGTTGATGCCGGTGGTCTTCGCAAGATATTCAATGTTCCCGGACACGCTTTCTACAGGGGAGACATCGTAAGATACGATGAATTCAATGGATTGACTTTTGCCAGAGCCAATACCATACCGACAGCGGAAGCGTTGGGGGTGGTAAGTTACATTGATGGCAACAAGGTCACTGTTACTACCAAAGGATTCGTTTCTGGTATCACCGACGGTGGTCTGGGCAGAATCGCCGGTCTGGGTCAGTTGGTCACGGGTCATGTATACTATCTCAGCCCGACCACGAACGGTGGAATGATAGCAGATCCAGATACGGGGGCGACACAACTAAATCCCGGTGAGGTAAGAAAAGCCGTGTTTCTTTCTCTGGGTGGCAACGCTTCCTCTGGCTATGAGGGGTATGTTGTCAACTACACGGGTGTGGTTTATGCAGAGGATGTCACCGACGAGGTTTACATTCCAAGTCTTGCTCCCGCCGGTTCTATCATGCCATTCGCAGGTCCGATTGAGAAGATTCCGTATGGATGGCTCTTGTGTGACGGCAGAATCTACGGTGCCAACGAGTACAGCGAGTTGTACACCGCAGTCCAGTCCGGAGTCACGACGGGAATCAGCGTCTACTACATCACCGGAACGAAAGCAAGCAACACATCCATCACTCTACCCGGCAGCACACGCGGCATCTTGACCGGCGACCTCATTCACCTGAAGTGGGGTGCCAGCAGTTCCGGCAATGTTGTAGTGACCGGGGTGAACACAACCACAAAAACAATCAGTTTTGCGGCACCGGCTGACTTCAGTTCTCTGGCAAACGGAACCGAAGTTCGCGTGCACGGGCGTGCGGGCGCGGGCGGGAGATCCACTTTCTTCGTCCCCGACTTGAGAGGCAAGACAATCTTCGGCACATCGTCCTATGGAGATGGTGTGGAAACGGCAGGTCTTGACCCGTCTCTTGCCCGTGGTGAATTGGGTGGTCAGACGGATGTTGCCCTCAAATCCGAAAATCTTCCTCCACACAGTCACGGCACATTTGACCAGACTGTGATAGTTGACGGAGTTGGTGCTGGCAGAGTTGGCAACAGTACTTCCACCAATACTGTTGTTGGGTCGGCTACTGGTGATCT